AAGACCATAACTTATAAAAATGGATTGATTACAGATATTTCTTAATTACTACTCACTACTACTGCTTCTTAACTCTGAGCAGTATAGGAATAAAGAAAAAGTAATACAAAAAGAAAATTAGTTATTTAATTTTTTAGAAATCCAGCTAATTAAATCTTGGTAAGATGGACAATTATTTAAAGGTTTCTATTTTGCTTTGCTGATAATTCACAAAGTTTATATAATAGTAGTATAGAGTAGTAATTATATTGGTTACAATATTGACGAGAGGTGAATAATGGCAAAAAAGAGAGAGATAAAGAGAAGCGAGGCAAGAATTCTGATTTTTTTGCTAAACGCAGATACTCCATTTAAATATGGTCGGATGATAGCTCATAAATTAAGGATAGATTATGGCTATTTAAACGGAATATTGGCAGGTTTGAGATTAAAAGGCTGGGTAGGAAAGACAAAGGTAGACAACAAAGTATTCTATAATGTGCTGGAAAAAGCTCCAAAATTAGAAGAACTGAACGAGGCGTTATAATGTTCCTTAAAATTTTGGAAAGATTAAACGAACGCTTAGACAACTGCACAGCCCTGCCTAACTCAAGCGTTCGCAGGATCAGGGCTGTGATTAGAAAACTGGACGAGGAAGAAGAAGCAAGAATTACAAAAGAGATAGAAGAACAGATAAAAAAAAATAGGAGGAAAGAATATGGAAATTGAAGTAAAGCCAAATGTGAGCATAGATGATGGAAAACACACAGGTATCATAACAGGAGTAGAATACAGGACAACACCATATGCCTATACAGATGTAGTCATAGAGACGCAGGGAATAAAGCTTAAGGTAGGGTACCCTACGATGCTGATGGAAGAAAGCAAACTGGGTCAGCTCCTAAAGAGGCTGAACGTTGTTTTTGTGGTAGGTCAAAAGGTAAACATCGATAAAGAGATAATAGGGAAAAATGTTGAGTTTATCACGATGAAAAAGGGGAAGTATGCTAACATTATACCTGATTCTGTAAAGGAGAACATAGAAAAGGTTAAATGAGCATAGAACAGGAAAAAAGGGTCTTGTGGAGAGTCCAAGAGCTTAATAAAAAGACCGGAAAGATAACCACATTATTGGCAACAATAGAGAGAGCAATAATGGAAGAGTGCGGGACAAACAGGCTAACTCTAAAGAGCCATATAACTGCATTAAAAAAGCTCGGATGGATAAAAAGGCTTGACAGGTGGAGATGGTGGTATAAAAATGATTTGTAGTCTCGCCTCGCCTCATTTATCAGGCTTTGCCTACACTCGGCTCGGCTCAACTATGCCTGACTTTAAGGAAAAAATAAAGTCAGGTTATCTACGGATAAAGTCGGAGCTCCGACAAAGAGCAGGTTTCCCCAAAACCCTTTGCCTGATTTATAGATATTTGGGGAAAGGAACGGGGAATTCCCCTAACTAACCCCCCTCGCCCCCCTTCTGCGGAAGGGGGGACGGACGAGAAAACGCCAAAAAGACTCGAGGTGGTTTGAGCCGTTCACAAGCTCACTTTCCCTCAAACCACACGGACGTATATGTATGTCAAAAACAATCTGGGTGGTTTAAATGCGTCAAGAGCTTGGTTGCGTTGTTTTACACAAGTAAAACAACGCAGTCTATCCCTTAATCCCCTTATCAAAGGGGAAACTAAACGAAAAAAACAAAATGAAACAAAACAAACAAACAAAACAAACAAACAAGCGATTCTTGGCTAAAACTAAACTACTATACACCACCCCCCAACCTATTTTTAATTTTCCTAATTTTTCAAAAAAGGGTGAAACTGGATTTTGGATAATAGGAATCGCAATAGCTGGAATTATTGGTCTAATCGTTGGGCTGATCCTTGCGGATAGCCCAAGACCAATATGCACACCAACAATCGTCGAGAAAGAGAAAATAGTAGAGATTCAGAAGGAAAACCTGACGTTTTGCGTAGAATACATAAAAAACGCAGATTTGATGCAAAAAGAGCTGTATCAAAAAAGGTGGCTAAATGGAAGCGGATGAAAATAAGGTTAAATGCGTTTATTGCTCAGGCGAAACAGAAAGCATATATATTAAGGACAAGATAAGGTATTACTGCAAAAGATGTAAGGTTTATTTCGAGATTGAATCAAAAGCAGAAAAACAAAACGAGGTGAAAACAGATGGCATTAGAAGCGAAGGACTGGGAACAGGTCAAGAAGGGAGCAGAAGCACAGATTAGAGACGCAACAATAAACCTCTATATAGGGCAAAACGTCTTAGAGATGGCTAAAGCTTATCTAAAGGAAGCTGACAACATTTTAAAAGGAAAAAAGATAAAAGACGACAAAATAGAATATGCAGGATAAGAAGGAGGGAAAATGGAAGCCGAACAGATACCGCAGATAGAGCAAAGAGAAAGCATCAAGCTGATTAAAAATAGCAAAGGTTACACCTGGGAGATAAAGCTCTTGACGCTGGATATTGATTACTTGGAAAAGCTTAATAATGAGATGAAACGGAAATTTATACAAGACTTGCCAAATGCAGGAAACTGAGCTATTAGAGCTTTATAAGGAAAGCGTAGAAAAAGACCCCTTCAGGCCAGATAAATGGCAGAAGGAGGTTTTAGATTATGATGGCAATATTACAATAAGAGCTGGAAGGCAGGTAGGAAAGTCTGTCATTGTAGCAAAGAAATCTGCAAAATTGGCGATAACCCACTCTGGCTCGATTACGTTGATGATTGCGGCGGCACAAAGGCAAAGTAGCCTAATCTTTGAAAAAACGCTTTTAGAGCTAAATAAAGTGCACTCCTTGATGCTTGAGAGAGCGGGTGGATATAAGGAAAACCCAAAAATGAGCATTAAGCAGAATTCTGAGCATAAAAGGGCTTTTGAGATGAAATATGGGCTTTTTGAGGAATTGCCCACAAAAACAGAGATAAGATTAAAGAACGGAAGCAGGATATATTCACTTCCTGCTGGAAAGACAGGCGTTTATATAAAGGGCTTCACAATCGACTTTTTAATAGCCGATGAAGCCGCCTTTATTCCGGAGATGGTTTGGCTCGCAGTCACGCCAATGATTGCGGTCAGCCGAAAGGAGCGACTTCTTGGCTGGATTATTCTCCTTTCCACCCCCTTCGGAAAAGGCGGCTTTTTCTATAATTCCTTTTATGATGATGAATTTAAGCAATTTCACATATCGGCTGAGAGTTGCACAAGGATAAGTAGGGAATTTTTGAAGAAAGAAAAGAACAGATTATCAAAGCTGGAATATGCCCAGGAGTATTTAGGCGAGTTTGTAGATGAATTTAACCAGCTATTCAAAACAGACTTAATAAAAAAGAGGATGACGTTTATAAGATGGGATTTCAAAGAGAATTATGACAAAACAAAGAAATATTACTTAGGGGCTGATATAGCCAGGTTCGGAGAGGACGAAAATGCTTTTGTTATTGCTGAGCTTTCAGAAAGCAATAAAATAAAGATTGTTTATGTAGAAACGTCAGAAAAAAAGACTCTTGTTGAGACTGCTGGAAGGATTATAAAACTGTACGAAACCTTCCAGTTTGCAAAGATTTTCATAGATGATGCAGGAGTAGGGGCAGGAGTATATGATATTTTGAGAGAGAAGCTAAACAGGAAAGTGGTTGGCTTGAATAACAGCTCGAAATCATTAGAAGATGGAAGAAACACAAGGATTCTGAAAGAGGATTTATATACAAATGCTATCGTAATAATGGAGAAAGAGCCGCCAGAAATAGAGATAATATCAGATTTGAAGCTGTTAAAGAGCTTAAAAAGTATGACTTTCGAATATACTGCAGACAAAAATCTAAAGATTTATGGTCCTGACTCGCATTTATCTGAAGCATTTGTAAGAGTATGCTGGTGTATCAAGAATAAAGGGCTGAATATTTATTTCTACTAAAAACTCCGAATTTTGGGCAGACGCTCCGCTTTTCTTTATTATTCTTAAATGCCGTCTCGTTTAGAATTTTGGGGGGTGCCTCAAAATACCAAACTCGACTTCTCGGGGTTGTTAGAACATCGAAATATGTGGGTTGCCTCATTATTTCTTATGATCTAACTTCCACCCGAGCTTTCAGGGGTGCCTGAAAGGCATTTTGCGAATATAAATAAACTGCCCAAAATTCAGGACGTAACGATAAACTCAATAAAATTTATATATATTAGGCACTACAAAACGCATATGGCAGAACCGACATTTTGCACGGTTACAGAAGTAGGATATAAAGCAGGAGCAAGAGCAAATGCAACATCTAAAGGCGAAGCGTATGTTTTAGCGTATGCCAAAGGAGTAGAATCATTTATAAATGTAGCCTGCAAATACAATTTCTCAGATAATTATGCAGGTCTAAATGTAGATGTTAAATATATCCTAAACGAAATCCAAACAAATCTAACAGCGATTTATGTCATAGCTTATGATATGTCAGGAACAACTATGACGAGCCTCCAAAGGATAGACGCAGAAGACCAAATCAAAGTTTTATATAAAAGAGCGATGGATTGCCTAAAAATATTACAAGAGCAGGACAAAATTACTTATATGAAAGGAGCATAAATGGCTTTATCTTTTGGAGATTCTGAAGGAGATATATTCGGTTTTTCTAATGATGATAATTCAGTAGCTAAAAACGCAGGAGACAGAGTCTATTATTCTTCTGTAATGAATTGGAGAGGTAATTGGGATGCTGAAGCAGATTACACAATAGATGATGGAGTTTATTTAGACACAACAGGAAGCTCTTATATCTGCATAAAAGATAATAAAAACCAAACTCCACCAAATGCTGAATATTGGGATATTTTGGCGTCTGTAGGACCTGCTGGCCCTGTAGGAGACCAAGGTCCACAAGGAGATGAAGGACCTCAAGGAGACCAAGGTCCACAAGGAGCACAAGGTCCACAAGGAGATACAGGTCCTGTAGGACCATCTGCTTATAAGACCGTAGCCGCTTCAGGAGGAGATTATACAAGCGTTCAAGATGCTTTAGATGCAGTTTCAGCAGGAGGAGGCACGGTTTATGTTAAAAATGGAACTTATACAGAAACAGTTCCTTTAACTATGTATTCAAATGTAAAGCTAATCGGCTCAGGTTTAGCGTCTATAATACATATTGATGTGACAGATGACTGCACGGAAATTGTCGATATGAGTGGTTGCACAAAATCAATAATAAGAGACATAACTATAGAGTGCGATAACTCAGAAGCAGAAGACCAAGATATAAACTTTTTTGATATATCTTCCTGCACGGACTTAATTTTTGAAAATTTAACTTTACTTTGTGCAGACCAAATAAACAACGTTGATAAAGGCATATTTAACGGAGGAGCAGGACTCGCCAGGATTAGGTGGGTAAATTGCGACTTTGAGAACCCGGTAATAGATTGCGAAAACCTGCTCTATGCTACAGGAGCAGCTTCAAAAATGCAGGTAACAGGATGTTTATTAAAAAAGACAAAGATGTCAGAAATAGACAACTCAACTTATTCTGAAAATGTCGCAAGTGATAGTTTTACATTAGCAACAAACTCGACAGACAACAAAATAACAAATAACAACTTCACAGATGAATTAACTTTAAATTCTGGATGTGTGAGGAATAAAGTAAGCGGAAACAAGGTAGCAGAAATATTTTTATTGTCAGGAGCAAACTATAATAATGTAACCAGCAATATCTGCGATGAAGCGGTAGACGATTCAGGAACAGGAAACACGGTAGCGAATAACACAATTTATTAAAACTCAATAAAGTTTAAATATATGCAAAACTATGCAAAAGTATGTCAAATCAACGCATTTCTAATGCAACAACATCAGATTTAACGAATTTAAGCGGTTTTGAGACTTCTGTAAATAGTGCGGAGCAGGACACTCCTGGAACTTCTTTTATGCCTAATTGGTCAAAATGGTTTGGATATTATAAGGTTATTCCTGAGCTCCAAGCTGTTATAGATAAAAAAGCCATCTGGACTATAGGAAAAGGGTTTATAGCTGATGTTAAAGTAAAAAAGATATTAGGGAAGATTAAAGGAAATGGCAAAGACACCTTTAACGGAATAATGTATAACATGATTACAGCTTATACGATATGCGGGGATTCTTTTGCAGAAATAATAAAGAACCACAGGGGAGAGCTGGTTAATCTAAAACCAATTAACCCAGGAAGTATGTCGATAGTTTCAAATGACTCTGGAATAATAACAGGATATGAACAAAATGTTATCTCGACAGGAACAAAAATAAAATTTAAGCCTGAAGACATATTTCATCTATCCTGGAACAGGCTGGGAGATGAGCCTCACGGCAGAAGCACAATCGAAAAGATAGAAAGGATTATTTTGATGAGAAACGAGGCGATGGAAGATATGAAACTGGTATTCCACAGATATGTCTCGCCTCTAAATATATGGAAATTGGACACAGATGACAGCTCAGAAATAACAGCTTTTAAGGCAAAAGTAGAAACAACTTACAAAAATAAAGAAAATCTTTTTATTCCAAAAGATACGGTAGAGCTCGAAAGAGCTGCTATTCCGCAATATTCAACTTTGGACCCTTTGCCGTGGATAAACACGCTTAATCATTATTTCTTAATCTCCGAAGGAGTACCAGAAGTAATTTTGGGCTATGGCAAAGATGCAACAGAAGCATCCTCAAAAATTATGTATTTAGCTTTTCAGCAGGTAATAGAGAGGAACCAACTCTTCTTGGAAGAACAAATTAAACTCCAGTTAGGGCTGGATGTAGAGTTCAATTTCCCTGAAAATATCGCTGAGAATTTAAAGACAGATGAGAGGAAAGATGGTAGTATCAAAGGCGAGAAAAAGAGCGAGATTAAACAAAAAGAGGTGGCTAAGATATGATTGAATTTGAGAAAAAAGAGATTGTTTATCACTTGGTTAACAGCGTTCTTGCAGGTAGTTTAGTCTTTTTAGGTGGGCTAACAAGCGGAAACATAACACTCAGCGGAGTTATTACAAGCATAATCGCTGCTGGAGTAGTAGCGATTACAAAATTTAAGCAGTATTGGGAAAGCCCGGATGCAACAAAAAAGAATAAAAAGGGCTCTATGCTCTTTAATTTTGTAGGTTAAGATGGCAGACGAAAAAGAAAACCCTGCTCCGCTTGATCCTTCGGAATCAGCTCCGCAGGTAAAAGAGGAAGGACAGCCCAGTCTGATAGATGAAGCATTAAAGATTAAAAAAGAAATTCAGGACGAAAGAAAAAAACTCGAGGAAGAAAAAGCCTCAAATCAGAATCTCTTGGAGCAGTTAAAAGTAGAGAGGGGTAAGATAGAGAAAGCCGTTGCAGAGAATATAGTCCAGGGCAGAAGCAAGGCTGGAATAGCTGTTGAGAAATCTGATGATGAGAAAGCAAAAGATGAAGCCAGGAAACTTCTCGAGGGAACAGGATTGAATCCTTTTAATTAAGATGGTAAGCATAATCAGAAAAAAATGCGTAAAGTGCGGAAATATAAGGGCGTTCGTTGAAGGCTCAGAAAGAGACAAAACCAACATATGCGGCGAGTGTTGGGATTGGCAGAAAGATAACCTCAATAAAGTTTAAATACCACAAAGTGTGTAGTGCCTAATATTGAGCTAACAACTCAGGGGGAATAATGGCAGATTCAACAGGTATGGCTGATTTAAGAGCCGAGAATATTTCTAAGATAGTTACAGGTTTTGCTTTGCAAAACTACAAACTAAAACAGTTATGTATGATTAACTCAAGCTCAGCTTGGATAGAATCCTATTTCAGGGAGACCGCAACAGAACTGACAGGCGGAGCAGGTTCAGCAGTTAAAGGAATTCCAAGATTAGCAAATTTCCCTTATGGAGAAGTTAGCTGGACAAAAGTAAGCTCATATATCCAAAAGTATGGTATGGAAGGCGTCATCTCTTATGAAGACGCTAAAACCAATAACATCGATGTTATTGCAAGAAGCCTTTTAAGGATAGGCAGGGCGGTTGCTTATGCTGTAGATACAGAAATTGAAGCTGTAATGGCAGGAGCAGGGAACACATTTGCTTTAACAGCAGGATATGAGTGGGACTCTGCAACAATAGCAAATAGAGACCCTATTGGAGACATCCTAAAAGCTAAAAGATATTTGGCTGATGATAATTATGACCCAGATAGTAACGGCTATCTGGTTGTAACGCCAAAGCAATATCAATATCTTTTGGGAAATTCTAAAGTCGTAAACAACCCATCATTTAAGAGTGCTGATGTTGTTACAAATGGAGTAGTAGGTCAGATTTGCGGACTAAAAATCATAGTAACACCAGCAGTAACAGCAGACCAGTGCTATGTAGTTATAGCAAAAGAAGCTCTAACTTGGAAGCAGGTTGCTCCTTTGAGTGTTGTAACTATAGAAGACCCAGGAGTCAAATGGACTATAAGAGCATTTGAATTGGGGGTCTGTCAAATACCAAATCCAAACGCCGTTTGTAAGATTACAAACGTAGAGGCTTAAAATGGCTAATGAACCAGCAGTCATCATTGAACTTTTAGGAAACGCAGGCGACCCTATAAGGTACACCTGCGCAACTGCAATCCCAAAAGGAACAATAGTGAAGTTAACAAGCCCGAGAACTGTAGCCGCATCATCCGCAGATGACGAACCGATAGCTGGGATTGCAGCTATGGAAAGCGACGGGACAGAGACTTCAATATCTGTTTATACTAACGGAATCTTTGACTTATACACAGCAGATGGCGTTGCAGTAGGAGCAATTTTAGCGATAGACGCTTTAAATGATGTAGACGAAGCAGACGCTAATGATTTATTGCAGGGCTCAGTAGTAGGTCAGGCCCTGGAAACAGGAGGAGCAGGGTCAACAAATGCAGTTAGAGTCTTAAAGTGAAATGGCAAACGAAGCAACAATAATCGAATTGATTGGCAAAGTGCCAGGATGTCCTATAAATTTTACTTGTGCAGATGGGACAGGAATAGCAAAAGGGACACTCTTAGAAGTAACAAGCCCAAGAACGGTAATAGCCAATACAAATGATAACGCTCCTGTGGTTGGGATTGCCGCTATGGAAAAAGTGGCAAATGACGGAGCAACAACAATAAGTGTCTATACTAACGGAATCTTTGATATGCTTACAGCAGCAGGAGCTCAGAGTGCAGGAGCTATGCAAGCAAATTCTGCGACAGAAAACACAATCCAAGCCGCTGACGGAGCTGATATGCTACAAGGCTCAGCAGTTGGATATTTATTGGAAGATTGTGCAGGTGGAGACGTTGTCGCAGTGAGGGTGTTAAAGTAAAATGGGAGCAGGAGATATAACTGTTTTAGGACCATACAATTGTAATGATACAACTACAATCGACGCAGCTTTAACAGGAGCTGTAGTCGTAGCAGATGATATAGTTTCGTGGGTAGCAAATAACCAAGTTTGGTTTGCTATCGTGAAGGCGGCATAAAATGGCAGATGGATTTGCAGGGGCAGAAGTGGTTGACGCTATCGCTCCAAAGGAAATATGTTTATTGAACGGAAAAATAAGAGTAAATGCTTTGACAGCTAATGCCTCAGAAACTGTTACAATCTCAAATGTAGCTCCAGCAGCAGTAGGAACTGCAACGATTTCAGCGTGGCTGGAGATAGACGTAGGCGGAACAGCTTATTATATACCTTGCTGGACGTAGGTTTTTAGATCCTTGCAGGGCTAAAAACCTAAGATGAAAAACCCTTTTAAAGTTAATTCTAAAACAACTTTTACAAGACCTGAGAATCAATCGGCAGGGATTCTTGACGATTATGCTATAAGAAAAAATGTAGCAACGAGAGAAGGAACTATAGAAAAAGTGCCTGTCAATAATTCAGATATAGCTAATAAAGCGTACGTCGATAACAGCATAAGTGCTTATGTTCCTTATACAGGAGCGACTTCTTCTGTTTATCTTGGGAATCATAATCTTTTCTTAATGAATACTGATAGCCTACTAACAGCTACAAAAATGACATTAGTGCAAAAGGATAGCATAATTTTTACAGGATGGAATCCTGAAACAGGGAATTATTCCTCGCCTCAGTGGATTTTTGGAAGAACAGGAGCAAATAATATACTATTAATGGACATTGCAGATATGGAAGGAACAAGCAAATTTTTTATTTATCCTGTAACCTCATTATCAAAACAGCTAATAAGCACATTAGCAACAGGCACGATGCCTTTTAATGTAACGAGCACGACAGTATGCACAAATTTAAACGCGGATTTATGGGATGGATATCAATTTTCAGATTATTTAAATCAAGCTGTAAAGACAACTTCAAGCCCTCAATTTGCTAATGTTGTTATAACCGAAGGCGGAGATATTAAGCCATCTTCTAATTCTACAACAGCGATAAATATCGCCCAAGCCGATGGAACTGACTTTGTAACTTTTGATACTACGAATAAGAAGGTAGGCATAGGAACAACAAGTCCAGCACGTAAATTAAATATAAATGGAAGTGGATGGAGTACTGCTGGAGGTATATACACTGGTGATGTGTTAATAACTGGGACTGGTTCATATGGTCCTACATTAGGGCTTCAAGCTACAGATACAGGGGGTCATTTGTGGAATTTGTTCTCAACGGGTTCAGCTGGTTTGGTGGGAGCTGGAGCATTTAGTATAAGGGACGATACCGATGGACAATATAGATTGGTAATAGATAAAAATGGAAGTTTTGCTTTTGGTAAAGCGATAACAAATTCAGCGTTGAGTGGAGCAAAAATGGTAATTAAAGACACTGGTAATGTTGGCATCGGGACGACGGCACCGGAACAAAATTTAGATGTTCAAAGTTCGGGATATACAAGAATTCAGGCAAAGACATATGGTTCAGGTGATAAAGGTGCCGGGTTTAAAGCTGTAACTGATGATAGTAATATCTACTTCATGGCTTACGATGACGCATATTCAACAATTGCTGCTTATGTGGGCAATAATGTTTTTCAAGCAGAGGGGGGCAAACTTATCCTTTCTGCCTATGAGGCGGGAAACGATATTGAAATGTATGCTGGTAATAG